GATGTAATGCTTCCGGAAGCCAATAAGTATAGCGGTACAACACTACGGGCACTAACTGTAAAGAATCGCTTCGTTCCTCCATTCCTGGAATGTGAAATGTATCTAAACTTCAAGAAAGGTCTAGACTTATTCTCCGGATTGAAGGAGATGGCTGTAAATCATGGAATTGTTGAACAAACCGGTAGTACATATCAGTTAGACGGTAAGAAAATAGGCTACTACAAGAATTGGAAGAGTGACGAAGCTGTATGGAAGAAGATATTACCGGCCTTAGAAGCTAAGCTCAAGGCCGAATACACATACAGTGATGATAGTGCAATTGAGGAAGACTTGACTGAGTCAGAGTAATTACTTTCCAATTCTAGGATCTACCCAACCAGCCGGTGGTTGCCATCCAGTCTCTGGTTTTCCAAAGGTTGGAGGTTCATGTCGAAAGATTCCGCCTTCTCCATCATTGTATGTTTCGTAAGTATCCCTAGCATTCTGTGCATCCGTTGGATTCATTTGGTTCCATTGATCAACCATTTCCGGTGGTGCATGTGAATCAACAGTGGTATTGTTCATACTTTGCTGCATTTGTTGAGTGTCTGCAGCAGTCGGTCTAGTAGGTTCTTGTAATTCAGGTGTTCCTTCTGCTCCAGTTGCACCTTCCACTCCGGCTTCTGCACCACCAAACATATTAGAGATATTATCCATCAAATCCGGAAAGAACTCCAGGGCTGTTTGAACAACTTCTGGATTCATACCGAGATAAATAGCGAGTGCCGCGGCTATTCCTCCAACGCCTAGAATCTTGACTATATCTCCTGCACTCTCTTGTAATGTGAAGTCTTCTTGAAGAATTCCTTTCTGTTTAAGTATTTGTTGACCTTCTCCTTCTAGCCATTGCTTGAAACCAGCTAGAGCTCCTTCGATCTTATTTTTAATAAATTCCTGTAATCCTTCTTCAAGAAGCTTTCCATTTGTACGGCTAGCACTATAGGCTTCCATCAGCATGTATGTGTCTTTATCCTTCATAGTTTTAAATATTTATGCTTTATAGTACGCCAAACCCGTTTTAATTTGTTTGGTTCTTTGTCAAGCTTCCTTTTCAAGAACTCAAAGACCTCCTCTGCAGTCATTTCACCTTCAATGTCTCCGTCCTGTCTGGCCGCGTCTGCTGACTGTTTCGCTCTAGCTAGATTCTGAGGATTCATTATACCGTCCTCATCGTACTGCTCTATCCTGCCCTGATCTCTCCACCCTCGCAAAAATTCATCAATCTCATCCTCCGCTATGTATATATCAAATTCGTCCGCTAGGACTTTCACTAGACCGTCGGCAGAAGTGATCTCTAGGACCTCTTCTTCTGTCCCGTCTCCGAAAAATCCTCCGGTTTTCAGGTCCATTCCATGATCATACGCTGATCCATATGCCTCATAAATTAATTTTGAATCTTTATCATTCATCTCTTGAATTACTTAATCGTATAAGCTATAATATATAGATATGGAGAAGTGTGTTGTACCAATAAGTGGAGGATTAGACTCTACCGTCATATTACATTTAGCGAAATCTAAAGGATTTTCTGTCCATGCTGTAAGCTTTAATTACGGTCAAAAGCACCTGTTACAGGAACTACTATGTGCTCAAAAGCAAACTAAAGATATAACAGATTCATATAAGATTCTCGACTTATCTTTCTTCAAGGATATTGTCACAACCAGTGCTCTTACTAATAACGATATAGAGGTCGCGAAAACAAAAGATATCCTAGGAGACCCGCAAACAGTTAATTATGTACCTAATAGAAACATGATGATGTTATCAATATGTACTGCATATGCGGAGTCGATCGGTGCCAGTACAGTGTTCCATGGCTCTGCTCTAGTGGATAGCCAAGCCGGGTATTGGGACGGTAGTGTGGAGTTCTTAGAAGCAATTAATAATGTAAATAAATTAAATCGAAGAGATTGTGTAGCGATTGAAGCTCCTTTAATTGATAAGTCCAAGAAAGAGATTGTTGAATTAGGTGTAGAACTGAACGTCGATTTTAAAGATACATGGACATGTTACGAGGGAAAAGAGGAGGCATGTGGCTTCTGCCCGGCTTGTAGTTCCAGGATTAAAGGCTTTCTCGACGCCGGATATGTTGATCCTATACCATATAGTCGTAAGGATATACCGTGGATATCTGCCGAATGTGAGGTGCTGTAATGTGCGGAATATTTGGCTCTACTAATTTTCACGATTTTGAGATATTATATTCTCGAAATAAAGAACGTGGCAATTTCGCACATGGATTCTATTATATTAAGAAGAATGGAGAAACGTATGTAAGAAAAGGATCCGGGGAATTTAATTTGACTGGAGAGTATGCATGGAAGGATACATTACAATACAATACATACCTAGGACACACACAAGCACCTACGTCAGCACAGAGAAAATTTAAACCAATTACATCCCATCCGTTCAATTGTGGTAATTTCGTAGTCGCTCATAACGGAGTCTTGGAGAATCATAACGAATTATCTCAAGAGTATTTTAATGAAGATGTTGTAGTTGATAGTGAAGTGATACCGAAACTGTTAGACTATCTTTATGTAGGAGATGATATTATAGCGATTGAGGAAGTATGTAACAAGCTGAAAGGTATTTTCAGCTGCTGGATATACAGTAAATATAGTTCTCAAACCTACGTTATTAGAAATGGATGTACGTTATATACGGATGATGATATGCAGATCTTTACATCAGTAAAGACAAATAGAGCTAAAACCTCCCTAGTGGAAGGTAATATATATTGTCTCTCTCCCGAAGGCCTCGCTATTTCCGGAAAATTTCAACCATCAACTCAATTTTTTATGTAGTTGCAGTTATATGAAGATGACATTATTATGGAATAAATTAACCAATCGAGGACGTCTATGTATATGCTTATGCTTTTTGAATATAATCCTAGCTTTTCTTCAAGCCCTAGGAGGTTCCTCTGGAGCCTTTTTCAGTCTGCTTGTAGCATTTATATGCTGGTTAGGAATATATGATAGACGTTGCACAAAAAATACTCTTGATAAGTAAACGAGCAAAGACTTTAAAATGAAGAAACCAAAACCTGTATTAATAGTAAGCGCAACCAAAGGGAAGAAAGAGGATACCCGGCTTTATAGTTCATTAACGCAGACTGATTTAGCTAAGAAGTCTTATAAGCTAGAAATGTATGAAGATAATAAGACCGGTCTACCTGAGCTGTATAATAAGCATCTAAATAAAGAAACACTGGCAAAACATGACGTTGTTTTGTTTATTCATGATGATGTTTATATAGATGACTCTGCATGTTTTAGTAAAATTGGATATGCAATGCGAGATGAAGGAGGATACGGATTCGATATTGTTGGTCTCGCTGGTGGCCGGGATATATCAATTAAGAAGCCAGCGTTATGGCATTTAATGTCTAGTTCAAAATTTGGTACGGTAGTTCATCCTGCAGATAACCTCCCGGATTCGGCCCGCGTTTCAGCGAATTGTTTTGGCCCGTCACCGGAACGATGTTTGGTACTGGACGGGCTCTTCTTAGCAGTTAATCTACAGAGAGCAATAGATGTAGATTGGAAATTTAATGAGAGTTTCACATTCCATCACTATGATATTGCGTCATGTATTGATGCTAATACCAAGAAGCTCAAACTAGGTGTATATCCGATATGGGTTGTCCATTCATCGCCCGGATTACAAGATTACTGGGACGAATCATTTCAAGAGTCTCAAAAGAAATTCTTAGAATTGTATGGAACAGACTAAAAAGATTGACTGGGACTACTATGAAGCTATAATAGCTTTTGGTATTCTTACAGATGAAGCTTATCTGGCTTCTGTAATTGACTATATTAAGCCAACGTACTTTAATGATAAGGATATTGGAAATATTGTAAAGCTTATATGTGATTATTATACAGAGCGATCGACTGTACCTACGGTTACTGAGATAAAGGCATATTTAACGACACAGGACTTAAAAGACAGCTTTAAAAACGTCGTTCAAAAATTTGATAATATAGATCAAAAGCTCAACAGAGATGAACTTACAGAGAATACGGAACAATTTTTAAAGGAGAGAGGTGTGTATCATACTTTATTGAGTGTTGCAGATGAATGTAGCGGTTCTGATATAGATACATCAGAAATATTACGAAAATTTGAAGATGCATGTAACGTCAATTTATCGACTGATATGGGTCTAGATTACTTCGAAGACATCGACCGTCAGATACGCGATCTAACAACGTCTGAAGCAACTATTCCATCTAAATGGGAATGGTTAGATAATAAGTTAGGAGGCGGATTCTTGGAGAAAGGAAAATCGATATATATCTTCGCCGGCGAAACTAATATCGGTAAATCCATCTTCCTTGCGAACATCGCGGTTAACGTCTGTGAACAAGATAAAACGGTATTATTGGTATCGCTAGAAATGCCGGAGATGATTTACGCGAGAAGAGTAAGCAGCGACGTGACAAAGATTCCTATGAACGAGCTTCATATGAGAACTGACGAACTCAAAGACCAGTTAAATGTATATAAGCAAAATAATTCTAATAGTCGTTTGCTAATCAAAGAATTCCCTCCTAGTACTATCACATGCAACCATTTGAAGGCATTTATTAAGAAGATTATAGACCAGGGCGTAAAACTAGACATGATAGTCGTTGATTATGTCAATCTACTGAGATCAACGTTTAGCGGAAACTCATATGAGAGAATTAAAGACAATACCGAACAACTCCGCGCACTGAGCTACGTTTTTAACTGTCCGATCATAACCGCAACACAGTTAAATCGCTCCGGTTATGATGAAGTAAACCCAGGTCTAGATACGATTAGTGAGAGTATAGGTCTAGCAGCCACAGCAGATGCAATCTTCAGTCTATGGCAAGAGGAAGAAGACGCGGAACTCGGCTTAATAAAATTAGGTGTTATGAAGAACCGGTTCGGTCCAAATTTCGGTAGTACGTCGATGAGAGTCGATTACAATACATTGAGCTTATCAGAGGATGATATACTAACAGGGGATTGTGATTTAAATGCCGCGACAAGTACATTATCCATGTTAGCAGATGACATAGCCGGTTGAGTTTTTTTCTTTACGATCTAAATACATGAAAGCGAATGAGTGAAAAGAAAAATTTTGTATTTACAGATGCGGATCTAGATGGTTCTGGGAGTTATTTAATGTATAGATGGATGACTGGGATGAACACACCATATGTTACAACCCGTGTTAATGATTTACCTAAAGCCGTAAAGACTTGGTCTTTAAACCATAATATAGAGGAATACGATGAGATTTTTGTTTTCGACTTAGATTCAGCTCAAGATGAAGAAACTTTAAAATATTTAGATCGTGAAAACGTGACAATTATTGATCACCACAAGTGTCACGTTAATAATAAGCACAAGTACAAGCACGCAAAAATTCATATCGAAGAATATACGAGCTGCACCAAGTTATTGTATAAATATTTCCCCGAAGCGAAAGATAAACTCACCCCGGAAGAAAAGATGCTCGTAGCAATGATTGATGATTATGATTGCTATGAATTGAAATATCCAGAATCCTATCATCTAAATATCGTATTCTGGAATTATCAAGGAGACCGGTTGATGAAATTTTTGCAAGACTTCGGTAAAGGGTTTAGAGGATTTAAGGAAATACAACAAAGTGCAATTTCATTCTATAAAAATAAACTCAACAATATAAAGAAGGATGTTCATGTTTACCTAGCAGATGTAACAATTAATAAGAAAGAATACAAGTTCGTTAGCACCTTCGCGAGTGAATGCATCAATGATATTGCAGAGTTTATCATTAAAAATTACAAAGCAGACGTTGGATTGGTTGTCAACTCAAACAGTCAAAAAGTAAGCGTCCGTAAGGATAAGTCATGCGACTTAGATCTATCCAATTTTGCAGAAAAGCTATTTGAGCAAGGCGGAGGACATGCAGACGCCGCCGGCGGAATCTTAGATGACCGGTTCGCGACTTTTTCTAGGATTTTTAAGCCATTCGGCAAACCATTTAAACCAGTAAAATGACAAATACAGTAATACAGGCACTCAACGCCGGTGATCCGGTTAAACAACTATATACATCAGAATATTCACATTATTTTCTCTGTTTCTGTTCCTTTATATGTCTCATTAATAATAAAAAGCTCAATTTAGCGAATATATTTTTGTGCTTGTTAAAGAGTAAAGAGAACCGGGAAGTATTTAAAATGTTATGTGATATCCAGACCGACTACGGCGCTTTGAAGAAGTTCCTCCAATACGAGCCTTCTCTTCATAAATCCAAATATATCAAGAACTATCTCGAGCAAGGAAATATTTTGGATAGACTAGAAAAATAGTTGACTTTTACAAATCTAGAGCTTATAATTAAAGCATGAGTACATTTACACCATCAATGTTCGACGCAATTAAAGATGCGTTAAATAAAGAAGCAGCGCCTCGCGGAGCAGCAGACATTCTTAGGACAACCGCGGGAAATTCTTACGAGGTTAGGTTATTACCTAATACATCGGATCCATCAAAAACTTTTCATCATTATTATGTGTACGGTTGGGAGTCCTTCGCGACCGGGCAATATACTTCGGCTGTTAGTCCGATGACTATTGGTGAGAGAGACCCGATCGGTGAAGCTCGTTATAAGGATTCCCGGTTCGGTTCAGTCGCTGAGAAAGAACGCGCAAAAGCGATTTACCGGAGTGAGAAATGGTTGGTTAACGTCTATGTAGTTAATGACCCAACCGATTCCGATAATAACGGAAAGGTAAAGGTCCTCCGGTTCGGCAAACAACTACATAAGATTATCATGGCGGCGATCGAAGGAGAAGATGCTAAGGAATTTGGCGCGAAGATCTTTGACCTGACTGAGAATGGTTGCAGTTTCCGAGTTAAGGTTGACAGTCAAGGTGAGTACCCGACCTACGTTTCTAGTAGGTTTCTCACTCCTGGACCTACCGGGCTTGAAGTTGATAAGATTAAGGATATCTATGAATCGACTCAAGATTTAACCACTGTTCTCCCGGTGAAGCCTTACGACGATCTAGTATCGTTGCTCAATGAGCATTATTATTGCAATAGCGGCGCGGTCGATGAAACCCCGGCGGCTGCACCGGTGACTAGTAGCAGTACTACAGATTCAGATCTCGAGGAAGAAGTTCCGATGGACTTCTCCAAATCAGAAGAGAAGACAGCTTCTCCGAATGAGGATGAAGATGATTCACCGTTGGATGATGATAAGATTAAGGAACTCCTCCAAGGCTTAGATGACGACTAAAAACCAGCCCGCCCCGGTGAAGGACAATCCTTATGCGAACCGGGATCATGAAAACGCGAGATCGAACGACACCTTAGCAGTTGCTCAGTTATTCAATACAGTAGGCTCTGAATTAACAACTGTAGATCATCATACAATCGGTGATAGCAACGGCCGAGCCCAGCGATTGGATCCCCGAGTTGTTAGGAGTATAGCTGCAACCAATCAAAATCCTCCACCTCCGCCCGTCGCACATCCTCCCGGATCTGAAGCTCCTGCACCAGAAGTTATACCATCACCACCAGAACCTGTACAGGCACCAGAACCGAAGGCACCGCCCACAGCTCCTCCGGTGCATATAGCACCACCTATTATAGATGAAGGTCATTTAAATGAAATTTCGAAAGGGCTTATTCAAAGAATAAACGATCTAGAAGATAAACTACACATACATTTTAACAAGATAACCGACCGTCTAGATTCAATAACAGAATTACATAATAAGATTATAGATCAGCTCCTTGAAGATACATCTGAAGTGGTAATTAAAACATCTAAATCTGCGCAAAGTGAAGATACAGATTAACGACAGAGAAAAATTCGTTAAAGACTTCTTAACACCATTGAGTAAGCTCAATGAAAGTGTGGTCTTAAAGATAACTAATGACAGTATATATTCATTGACATCCAGTAGTGACGGTACTCTTATATTATACGCTGTATATAATCAGAAAAATGAAACAACCGCTGAAGGATCAATTAAACTTAATATACCGGATATTAACAAACTAGTAAAGGTTCTCTCTTGTATAAACGATTCAGATATCGTATTAGATTTAGACGATAATAGCATTAACTATAAATCTACAGATATGGGGTTTAAATTTCACTTACTTGAGGATGGAATTATTTCATCTCCCTCTATCAGTATTGATAAAATAAAGAAACTAGAGTTCGACTCTGAGTTTGTATTACCATACAATAACGTTATTTCTGTTCTCAAGGGTAGTACATTCACCACAGAAACAGATAAAATATATTTTTACACCAATTCCGGAGCCGTTTACGGTAAGTTAACCGACCTCGACCGACACAATGTCGATGTATACACACAAAAGATTTCCGACGAATTTAAAGGCACGGCTCTTAGCGAGGCTTTACCTTTAAACTTTGAGACTATACGAATAATATGTAGCTTGAGGTTTAAAAATTTAAATGTGAGTGTAAATACAGATATGAAAGTGTTTATTTTCGATGTAATTAATGAAGATGTGAAGCTTAATTTTATATCTTCAGCATATGTTAGCTGATGACAAAGAACAAAATATCAACTCTAGGTTATTTTTGCAAGCGAATGAAAGACAATGGATTTATTGTCTGGAAGATGTTCAATAAATACAATGACAACGACGCGAGGAAATGGACGGTTCTTATTAACCCTGGAGAAGAGTCAGTTTTTATCACATGTATTATGAATTATGATGGTCTGAACTCGATACCAGCATTTGAGTTTAATAACGGTAATAAGTCAATATATAAGACATCTGTAACACTGCAAACTGAGAGTATTGAAGTTCTTATCAAGCATTTACTACGGCAAGGCGTTGATAATAAGAGTGAATTATTTGTGAGAGGTTAAATAAGTAATTATGATGAGTGAAGAAAAAGACCGCAAGGACGAAAAAAAGCCAGTTAAAAAGAAAATTGAAGATATTGACAACACCGCGGATAAAAAACCAGCTCCTAAGAAGAGAAAACCTAGAGCGAAGAAATCTAAACCATCATTAAAAAAAGCTAGCGAGCGATTAATACAGGATGCCTTAGAAGCTCATTTAGAGTATCAAGCAGTACGTGTTTCCAGCTCAAAGCGCGATTTGATGTTTTTATCAAACGTAATAGATGAATATTTGGATAATTTTATTATTTTAGGTTATGATTATCAAGGAGAAGCCGTTCAACTGATATCCGCGACTAATCAACAACAATCGGATGCCCTAGGAACAGCAGTTCACCGGTTTATTATGAACAATCATAATAAAGCTGGAGGAATGGGTCCGGAAATTTATTAACATACTTGAAGAAAACAACTGTTATACCCTCATACGGCTCAATATACGCTGTCACCGGTGGGAAATTCCTAGGAGAATTCTTTGTTTTTATTGAAAAGACAGATGATGCATATAATTTTCTTTCATTACCAGAAATGAATGTTAGAAATGTACCTGTAGAAAAGTTTTCTAATGGTGTTGAGGGAAAGGTGTTGCAGTTTCAAGAGATCCTTCCTATAAATGTATTAGAAGTATGCAAGGCACAGTATGAAAAACAAAAAACAAACAAGAAATCTTATAATTGACGCGAATAATCTGCTGCATAGAGTGCACTGGATATGTGAATCAAGAGGAACGAGTGCGAACGTAGTATATCTCTTTTTAAATAGTCTAAAAAAGTATGCAAGTATGTTCGAGCCAGAGGATATATACCTAGTATGGGACAAAAAACTAGTACCGGGTATCAAAAACTTTCGAAAAGAAGCAGCTGGAGTAGATTATAAAGGTACAAGAGATCACGAGCGGAATAAGAAGGTATATAATATTGAAGAATCTGTGCACGGTGTTGTAAAGCTATTAGGTATAAAGAATATGTTCCCTGGTATAATGGAAGGTGATGATACGATGTCATGGTTGAGTGAAAATCTCCCCGGTAATAGCGTAATTGTTAGTGTTGATCAAGATTTCCTCCAACTAGTCCAAAAAACAGTAAGTGTATATAGTCCTATTAAAGATATTCATATAACGAGTGATAATTTTAAATCTCTCATGGGAGTCACTCCAGAGAAGTTTTTATCATATAAAGCTCTGATCGGTGATAAGTCAGATAACATCCCGGGCTTACCGAAAGTAGGGGATAAGACAGCTAAGAAAATCCTTCATGCTGGTATTGATACACTATCTGACGATTATCAGGAAATTTATCACAAAAACGTTAAATTAATGAACCTCCGGGAAGGATATAATTCATACGCCGATGAAGTTCCTCTATATCGCAAACAATTAAAGGAGTCTGCTGAACTTCAACCAGATATGAAGAAATTTGAAAAACTGTGCGAAAATATGAACATGAAGCAGGTCGTCAGTAACATAAGTGTGTGGAGATCTGTATTTGCTCCTTCGAATGCAATGAATAACATTGTTGAGAAATTGTTACAGTCTCTATAAGTATTAATATGAACCAAGTTAGACCAACAGTAATCGCATCTCCAATCACCGGGTCTCCCTCGAGACCAAAAATCATTACTACGGAGCGAGCCGGTAAAATATATGAAGAAGCGCACTGGTATTGTCCTGACTCCGGTCAGTTTATTAAAAAGGGCTTAATTAGCGTTAAAGATAAGGAATCGCCACCTAAGTCTTGATTTCAGTAGACATATACTGTATAATTAGTATGTGAACCTACCGACTGAATATGTAATTCAGAAATTCTATCAATACGCTGGTTTTCCTAAGCATAAAAAGCTAGCGAATGTATATGAAGCATCCTGTCCAATATGTAGAGAGGGGAAAAGCTGGGGCAGGAAGAAAAGACTGTATTATTTGATCCGGGATAACAGTATATGCTGTCATAATTGCGGTTGGTATAGCAAGCCTCTTAAGTGGATACAAGAAGTATCACAATTGACATACGATGAAATCGTCAGTGAATCAAAAGACTTCCATTTAGTTGATATATCCAACGGAAAAGATGAAGAACTCCCGACTCGGGTAAATAACGAGTCTCTACCGGTTGATTCAATCAACATATTATCAGAACAGGAGGATATTTTCTGGAAAAATCAACCTATAGTACAGGAGGCTATACGGTTTGCTCAAGGGAGAAGGTTAGTTAAAGCGGTTAATAGACCTAAAGCACTGTACATTAGCCTAACAGACTATATACATAAGAATCGCTTAGTTATACCGTTCTTTGACGAACATAATAAGATTGTTCATTATCAATCTAGAGCTATATACGAAAAGGACATGGTTGATCGCCCGAAATATCTATCCAAGGTAAATAGCGACAAGACTTTGTTCAATATTAATAATATCGACCCGGATAAAGATGATATATTTATATTAGAAGGTCCTATCGATTCATTCTTTCTAAAAAATTCCGTGGCAGTGGCCGGTATACAAGAGAATAGCGATAATACATTCTCCGGGAAACAGCTTGATCAAATCCGCCGATATTCTATTTTCAAAAAGATATGGGTACTCGATTCACAGTGGGCTGATACAGCTAGTATGCGAAAAACCCGCCGGTTAATTGAATTAGGTAACGATGTTTTTATTTGGCCTAAGGATATAGGTCAAACGTTTAAAGACTTGAACGATTTATGTGTGAAGTATAATCTAAATGAGATCGCTCCGGAGTTTATCCTTAAGAATACGTATTCTGGACTAAAAGCGAAGCTAAGATTAGGACTGTCGTGACCGCCATCCGCGATCCATTATATAATCCTGAGTGTTTGACTCATTTAATGTAGTGTAAGGAAGCTCAATCTCTAATGGATTCCGGTTGTCTTCAACAACTTCTTCGTTTTCTTCCTTTTCCTCCTCTTCAGCCTCTTCGTAAGGCTCTTCATCTTCTTCGTAAGGCTCATCGCTACCTTCAGGAACCGGTGCATTTCTAGCCTGGTTCCACTTATCTTTGGCTCTCTTTAGAATATTATCCTTCCCAGTCGTAGTGTTCCCGAAGACAGAGTTGGTTGCGTCTGCTGCGGTTTGAGTGACCTTGTTGAGTGCTTTCCCGGGAGCAGCAAGTGCGGCGTCCAATCCATCACCGGCTGCCTTAACGGCCGATGTACCTAGATCTTTATATGGTGTATCAGTTGAATCATGCGCTTGTCCTCCGACAGTTTGTACATCAGAACCACCTACCGTTTTCCCAGTAGCGGCATCAGTTGCTGTATATCCTTTTGATTGCGTCGTGAGCCCGTCAATCTTAGTTTGAGTGTTTTGAATTGCTGTCTGAAATTCATTTTTCAGCTCCCCGGTTAGTTTTGCAGCTTGTCCTTGTTGAATTATACCCTGCTTTTGCATATCATTCATATAACTATCAATAGCCTTCTCAAAATCAGTACTAATTTTCGTCATTATCCCGGTCATTTTCTTAGCATGTGATCCACCGAGAGAAGCCGCTCTTGCTTCCTGTCCGGCTTGCCGGCCTTTTGCTACCATCTTGTTAAAGGGATTCCATTTACCTCCTAGGCCTCCGGTGAGTGCTCTACCTACGGTACCAACGCCTTTACGTAAACCACCGGCCATGGCCCCGCTGGCATCTGACTTAAGTCTGTCCCACATACCTTCGCGGATAATATCAATTGTCTCCTGTAACTGATATTCTAGGATTAAACCAGGGTCTGGTTGAGTGGCACTGTAAGCCTCCTCTAGTAATTGATAATCTTGTTTTTTCATTAAATTGTTTCCCTAGAATTTGCTTTTTGTTCGGCAGATAAGAGATATTGTTTAAGCGATTCTGACAGACTTGAAAGATCTTGAGCTAATCGCGAGATCTTTTTTGATTCACTTCGTTGAACGTCTGCCATAATACTGTCACAGTCTGCTTTATTTAGTTGAGCATTAATACTGTTACTGTCTAGACCGTTAAGTTGATCTACCCATCCTTCGACTTGATCAACCCAACCTCTGAGCGTATCCATGGTTTGTCCGTACTGCTGCTGTCTTAACGCCACCGCCGGATTGTCCGGTACATCGTCGAAGGAATCAGCCGGCGTTCCTTGATCTAGACCTAATGGATTACCTTCATCTCCTCCTGGATCAACAGGAAGCGCTTCTGCGCTTGGATCTTCAGCCTCGATGGCTGGATCCGGTGTTTGCTCTAATAGAATACTGAATTTTTTAGCGAATGTGTTCATTGACATAATTATTTAATTGATTAAGTATAAATATTTACGAATGAAAGAAGAATTTGATACACTTTTAGAAGATACAACTTTAGGAAGCAACAATGCAATGGGTGTAGGAGGCACCGGTATGAGCCTCAAGCCTCAGAAGGTTACGTTCATGGATCTGTTTGACCACTACAAGAAACAAAAAGCAGATGGTGAAGAAGGTAAAGCACCTACACTACAGCCCTATCCAGCAGATTCAGGTGTACTAGAAGCGATCTCAGACAGCTACGTTAAGCTACAAGACGCCAAGTCCGGAATGCTTGAAGTTGCGAAAAACCCTATTGTAAAAGATAATAAACCTGCTTTAAAAGCTGCGGCTAATGTATATAAAAAGCTCCAAAAAGCTCAAAAGATCATTCTCTCATTACAATCAGACTTAGATGGTCTAACTATTGACTAGTTGATTTTACGGTAGATTTATACTATAATATAGTATGTGGTTAATACTTAAGTCTATATTTCTGACATTCTGTGTTGCTGGTATTATTAGTACTCTAGCATGGACAGTAGGATATGATCCAATCAAAGCCGGTGTTTTTGCCTTGGTAGGTCAGTACATATTCTTTTATATTTTTAATACTATTCTTCAATCTCGCGCCGCTTTGAAAAACAAAGAGCTTGAAAATGAACGAATTAAAGAATTCTCCAAACAAGGAACAGTTGTTCCCTGTGCTTATTGTGGTGAAGACAATCTAGCCCCAATCCGGTTTGACGTTGACAATAAATTTGCATGTAATACTTGCGGGAAGATCAATTCTGTATATATTAATATAACAACTGCTCAAGTGACGAATCCATTAGAAGCAAATCCTTTAGCTGTCCAAGCGTACATTGCGGATCGCGAAGAGGCAATACAAAAAATTAGAAACAGTGAACCAATTGAACGAGCATAAAGAGGATCTAAGCCTAGATACAAACGGAGCAGCTCCCGCTAGTTCAATCAACCAACCAGGTTCAACAGTACCGCTGACATTAGGCGATATATTAAAGGACATCGAGCATGTCTTTGGCGAGGATATCGATTTTATTAAAGGAATGTCGAAGAACTCTAAACCAAAATTTAATTTAGTTGAATACCTTAAATCATTTAACCATATTATACGTGACCATATTATTAAGAAAAATAAAGATTTGTCCCCAGAACAAGCCTTTATAATAAAGACGTACTTCGACTCTATGTTACATTTCTATGATATTCTCGGGTGTATTGATATAAAAGTTGCAGAAACAGAACTTTTAAGTTATACTACAGGTTATAACATTCAATCACTTAAAAAATATTATGATAGATATAGAAAAGTACAAGAACCAGAAGGTTAAATTATCACGTCCAGGAGCAGAACAAGAACATGAAATGTCTGTTTATGAATTATCGCGATGGTGCGCATTAATTGATGCCGTTGAAGTGGTTGACAAGAAGCTGAAGCAACTAGGTTCCCGGGCTCCTAATGACAAGGTATGGGTTAAACCTATCGCGTTACAAAAATATGTCGATGAGAAGTTTGAATCGATCTTATTCGATATAACTAGTGGAGATGATAATAAGAAGGTTATTGACGATATGTCGTCCTAGTTATTTAGGTCGATCTCCTTCGTTAGGACTGTATCCGCCATATACGTCTGTATTGCTCTGTTCATACTTATCGTAGTCGAATACCTGTTTAGATTTATCTTGAATATCATCTAAATAGCCTTTCTCGTCGCTCACTTCTTGAGTCCCTCCAGTTAATACCCCGGAGAAAGCATCATCATATACTTGATCTTGTACTCTTTCCCCGGATAATCCAGGTTCATAACTGTACTCAAATCTCTTAGCCTTTATCAGCCATATATAATGACCTATTATTGGGTTGATCTGTGAAACGTCCTGCTCTAAGCGTTCTGTTATTTCGAACCACTTTCCCTCTCTCCCGCCCGGGCGATCTCTAGAACCATATTCGATTAAATTAAAAACATCTCCGGATTTCGGTTCTTTATCATCTCCGGACATAGCTTGATGAAATGAATCGATCGACATAAATCCGGTGACTTCATCCTCTGCCACTAATCCAAATTTTTGCATTACAATAGCATTCTCATTTAAGTTTAAACACATAATCATTCGAATAGGGTCTTTATATTTCGATGTAGGGTCCTCTCCGTACACAAAATCATGTTCGGTGAGATTATACCCGCTCGAATAATAGTCGATTTCAGTGCCATATTGGTGTATCTGTTCGTTCCACCACGAGTTAACAACCTGTCTCTCGTTGGTATTCATATCTTTATCTAACCATCTGACACCATTCGGATGGTTATTAAATACAAATATATCGTTGAGATCTGTCATTACTTCTTAAGCTTGTATATGTTGGTTGTAGGGTCCAGATATACAAGAATACCTGTAGTACCGAGCTCTTTTCCGCTCCGCCCGGATAAGTGCTTTTGAGCCAATTCAATTACATTTGTACTATCTACAGGTGCTTGTTCACCTTGGAAAATATAGTTGTTCAGTATGTACATTAAATCAGTCATATCGCAAGGCACCGGCGCTCCGCCACTTTCTTTATTTCTAAGAGATTCAATTTTACTATTTAACGAAGGGTCCGTTTTATGAGAATCAGGGACCCATTGTTGCTTATGTCTCATCTCACCCCGGAATCCATTCTTTTGATACGGTTTCAGGTCTTCGCTTAGGAGCGATAAAAATCTTTCTTTGAACCTCATTATATATATTTATAAAAAAACGCGGCGGTTACCCGTCGCGTTTTTTATTAAAGTCATTGTGACTTGGATCAGTCGCCTATATGCTGTTCTTTGGCTCCGGTCTTTCCACCTTTTTGCTGACGAGCAACTCCATCAGCTAACGCTTTTGGATTACCGTCTGTGGTGACCTTCCCTGTATTAGCCTTTCCGGACTTGGTCTTACTGGCTTTTCCACCAACCTTGTTACTCTTTCCGGTCAATCCAGGAGCACCGTCTTTAAGGGCTGTGGGATTACCTTCCGTTTTTACTGTTCCCAATGTTACTCCTTCGCGGAAGCTCATTTCGTCGAGCTCATCCATGTCGTCGCCTTCATCTTCGAAGTCTTCGATATCATCCCCGGCATCTTCGAGTTCGTCATCACCTCCTCCTAATGCTACTGCAAGTGCATCGCTAAGCTGCTCTGCTACGTCACGAGGTAAAGAGAATGAAACTTCATCACCACCCAGGTCATCTCCGAGGTCATCACCAAGGCCTTCATCGCCTTCATCGTCACCTCCAAGATCAAATTCATCCGGAAGTTCTTCATCCTCCATGATTACTGAGTAAAGTTTATCAAAAATGTTGCTGCCGTTATTTTTCATATCACAAATATTTATACCCTCCTTGAGGGATTTCCCGGCTTTTCTAGGTTTTTTCTGCAATCTTTGAGAAATCTTCGCAAGGTACTGAGTAGTTTCGTCCTCATCACCGGTAGCACCTTCAACAGGATCCGTTAATCCCTCAACAGAAGGACCGGACCCGGGGATGATTTTATCGGCATCTTTCCCGTCACCTAAAGCTCCTTGCTTTTCTACGTTACCGGTCTTTACCGCTTCTTCATATATGTTATTAGCATCTTTCACATAAGTATTTATAAATAGCGATACAAAAAAACAATATTTAGATGAGTACAAATAAGGTTAATGAACGAGATTATTATTTAGGGAATAAAAAACTACCAAGATCCGGAGCGAAGTTCGAATGGACCCCAAAAATGGTGGCCGGTATAAAGAAGTGTAGTAAGAATCTACTATATTTTGCGGAGAATTACTATACTGTTGTCAATCTAGACAGAGGTAGAGGTAAAATTAAGCTATATAAATGTCAGAAGAGAGTTCTAAGAGCTCTTAGAGATAATCGATTTAATATTACATTAGCGAGTAGACAGGTAGGTAAGACGACGATGATGACAATATATGCGCTGTGGATCGCATGCTTTCAGGATGATCAGAGAATATTAATTGTCGCGAATAAAGAGCAAACTGCTATCAATATCTTTAAGAGAGTCCGCCTAGCTTATGAAGAGCTAGAAAACTGGCTAAAACCCGGGGTGGAGGAGTACGGAAAGACGTCAATGGTATTATCTAACGGCTCTAGTATTGGTATATCAACCACCTCATCCGACGCCGGTCGTGGTGATAGTTGTAATGTATTGATATTGGATGAGCTTGCGTTTATTGACAATCACCTAGTCGAGGATTTCTGGAAATCTGTTTACCCTATTATTTCTTCTTCCAAGAAGTCTAAAATCTTCATAGCTAGTACACCTAACGGAACCGGTAATCTATTCTATGATTTATATGAAAATGCTAATCGCGGTACTAATAATTGGAAGGCATCTCGTATTGACTGGTGGGAAATACCAGGAAGAGACGAGGAATGGAAATATGATACCATCCGTTCACTAGGAAGTTCAACCGCCTTTGATCAGGAGTTCGGAAATAAATTCATCGAGTCCGGGGAAACTGTTTTGAGTGAGGATGTGCTTCAAAAGGCTAATATTACGACCGAGGCGCCGAAATATATTTTCGATGATGGGTGTTACCATATGTGGTCGCAACCAGATCCTAATCGGATGTACACGGTCGGAGTTGATATAAGTGAAGGAGTAGGAGAAGCGGCAACCGTTGTACAGATTCTAGATATAACAGACTTATCAAATATCGAACAGGTCGCAATCTATTATAATAAAGAGATTAATCCGCATAACTTTACCGGCAAGTTATACGAAATATTAACACACTGGGGATCACCTCCTGCGCTGATTGAAAGAAACAATTGCGGTGCTCAGGTAGTTGACAATTTAAAGAACATTCACGGTTATGAGAACATAGTCAACTTCTCTCCGAATCCAAGCGACCGAATAAAGTATGACCGACCCGGGGTGATCGCTCATACAAATACAAAATATAAAGGTGTAACTAATATGAGGTACTGGTTGACGGAACTCTGTAGCCTGACGTTACGAGATCAGAATACTGTTGATGAATTGAAGATATTCGTCCGGTACCCTAATGGTACATGGGCAGCACAAAAAGGGTCAAACTCTTTTGATGACCGTGTAATGGCGCTCGTGTGGGCTTTAATGATTTTAGAAAATGCTATTACTGAAAAATATTTCGAGATAATCAGTCTAGACGACAACAACCGTCCTAAGCAACTTAATCAACATGAATATAATATTCGACAGTTTGTTAACCCTCTATCATTATATAATAACGAACTTCTAGGCGAAGAAGGTGGTCTCCCGGTTCCGTTTATTATGACACAGGGTAATAAGCAGTCATATCCAGGGGATGTTGATGACCTTCTAGAGCATGGATATGAATTACTATAAATACTAGTATGGCGAAGATCAGACAATCAGTTACAAATAAAGCTCGTAAAGATAAATTTATTCTTGTATTTACTTTACCTAAAGCTTTGAGAGAAGTCGACACTCATGAAAACGCCGTACGGGACAATGCCAAGATAGTACGCGACTCTCTTCAATTTAGTGTATATGGTACCCTTGTACCGAAAGTAGGTGTAAATGCGATTGAAAAGAACTATTCTGGGCAAGTCTTTAAGTTCTCTGGACACCACCGCCCGGAGTACGGAAACGTCACAATGAATTTTGTTATTGATAATGAATTTAATAATTACTGGGTTATATACAAATGGATAAACTTAATGAATAATAATCGTGAGGCTATCTTTTATAAAGAGAAACAACCGGTTGGTGCTCCAGTATTCAGCGAATATGCGACGAACTTTACAATGTACGGTCTAGATGAATATGAAAACAGAAAAATTCAGTTTGATTATATAGGTGTTGTTCCAGTGGGCCTGGGCGAAATCACTTACAATTATCAAGACCCAGAACAAATAGAGTCTACATTTGAATTTAGTTTTAGCCAGCTAGCTTCTAAACTTTTATGATATTCAAATAAATCTCTCCTTGCATGCATAAATATAAATAGACAAAGGTAATTATGGCACGTACAATTCAAAGTCCCGGAGTAGAAATAAAAGAAATCGATTTATCATTGAGGCCGAATCTTCCTGTAGGTACAAACGTACTTGTAACAGGGTTCGCGACGAAAGGCCCAACAGATGAAATAATCGGACTAGCTAGCGTAAGCGAGTTCGAACAAATCTACGGAGCTCCTACAAATGCGATGGAGCGGTATTTCTACCACACAGTAAAAGCAGTGCTGGACAGCCCGGCCAACCTAATAGTAAGTAGGTTACCATACGGAGCAGGCGGTGGAGATATAGTAGGTGGTTATAGTGCCTTGTTCTTCCCGGTATTCGCGAAAGAGCCTGGTGATGCAACTTATCGAGCCGGTGCTAGCCTGTCCGGTGCAGACGCATATTACTTTGGTCAGCCAACACAAATTTCTCTATCTGATCAACAATATTTAGATTTACAGCAAGGTCACGTAAACTGGTCTGATACAACAGATGGTGTTACTACCTTCGCTGGTAATTCAGCCGCCGGAACCGGTGCCCCAGCAGAATGGGGTAAAGCCGGAATGATTGTAGTCCAGACTCGAAAATCAACAATTACACAGAAGATGGAAGGATATTATCTCGGTATTGTTGACAACACTAATTTAAACCCAGCTACCGACTATGACGGAGTCATGAATATGTATTCTGTTAATAGTCCAGCTAAGGGTGATATGACATATGATTATATGAAGGTCCCGGTTGATCGGTTGTCTTTCTCTCTGAGCTCTATTGCTATCGGAGTCGGTAAAGAAGATGGAACACCTTCAGAGATATTAGAAAACATTTCACCGTTTGATATTAGTACCTCGGAATTTAGCGATACCTTGACGTTCGGGTTGTTTAAGGTCAGACCATCTGTAATGGATCCAGACACAACTAAATTAGATTTCTTGATGTCAGAAGCCCATATTGGCTCATTAAACAGCTTCCGTACGACTCATTCACAAGATGGTGGTCCTGCAATATCATATTTCATTGAAGATACATCAGCTTTATCTACAAATATGCGGATATTCATTAATGCTAACATTTCTAAAACAAAAGGTGATTGGTTTGATACTGTAACCGCGAAGCCTCAACGTACTGTTAGAATGATGTCCGCGAAACCAACGGTAGGAACCGGAGGAGTTGTCAATGATGATGTATTTGTTGATGGTTCAGAAGCTAGCGCACTTTCAGCATTCCGACATGATCTAGAAACCGGGAGTGGAGCTGGTGTAGTGAAACCGGCTGATAACTTGTATCCTTCCGGTGATTATAGGAGAAGTGATGTATCATCTACTCAAGCCGGCGCTATTCCTGCGAAATTGGAAAGAGTCTTTGAGTTAGTAGACAACCATGAGTTGTTCCCGCTAGATATTGTATGTGAAGGCGGCCTAGGAACAATCTTTGCTTCAACCGATGCCGGGAACCAGAAAGGATGGGATGATGAAACAATTCTAAATATCGACGAGATATACTCAAGCAAGCAAGACTTAACACCTCCAAAATATGTGCTAGATTACCGAGCTGTTAATGGCGCGTTTGTAACTTTCGCTCAGCATAAACGAAAAGATATGCTTTATATTGCAGATGGATTGCGAAATATATTCGTTCAAGGACGCAGTACTAAAGTACTTGATCAACGCAATGTTGATAGTGATGACCCAACAGAAAAGAAAAATTTCTCACTACATGTGTACTGGCCGCTCCGTCATTTATTTGCTAGTACCAATTCCAGCTATGCATGTGCATATGCTAATTGGTTACAGGTTTATGACCGAGTTATGAATCGAGGAATATGGGTTCCATTTAGCGGATTCGCTGCCAAATTAATGGCTTTAACTGACTCGAATTTTTACCCTTGGTATGCACCAGCTGGTTTTACTAGAGGATTACTTACAAATGCACTGGATATTGCGTTATATCCTCGTCAGAAGCATAGAGATCAGCTATACAAGATCAATCTCAACCCTATATCTAATTTCCCTAACGATGGGTTTGTAGTATTTGGGCAAAAGACAATGCAACGTAAGCCTTCAGCCTTCGATCGAATCAATGTCCGGAGGTTGTTTCTATATCTTGAGAAAGCAGTTAGAGCAACTGTTAAATATTTCGTATTTGAGCCGAATACTTTATTTACACGAACACAAGTCGTTAACGTTCTGACACCTATATTTGAAAGAGCGAAAAATACAGAGGGAATGTATGATTATCTAATCGTCTGCGACGAGAGGAACAATCCGCCTGATGTTATAGACCAGAATGAAATGGTAGTTGATATCTATATTAAACCTGTTAGATCCGCTGAATTCATATTAGTGAACTTCTACGCAACAAGAACCGGCCAAGATTTTAGCGAATTAGTAGCCTAAGACTAAGTAATTATATGCCAGACGTAAGACAGACAATATCAGATTTTTACAGAGTAGCGCAAGAAAAAGACTTCTCGCGAGACTTTCAATTCAGAGTATTAAACATCAATCCTGGATTAGGTAGTAATCAGGAGATCACTGAAGATGATCTTGTATATGCAAAAGGTGGAACTATCCCAGCTAGGACAGTTAATAATGCCGATGTAACATACATGGGTCTAGCGTTTAAGGTACCTGGCGCTGCATCATATCCTGGTGAATACACACTAGATTTTCACTGCGACAATGCAAGTAAAATTAGACAAATATTTGAGAACTGGAGTTTTGATATATTTGACGACGCAACGTCAACTGGTAACTATTTTGTCCCTAGAGCAACGTCGGTAGTAGATCTACTACAGCTTAACTCTCAGTTGGATGCCGTTGCGCATTATCAATTAGTAGGTGCATATCCAACATCTGTTGGAGATATATCATATTCTATTGAAGGAAGCGGTGCTACAACATCGTTTACAGTAAATCTCGCATATCACTTCTGGCGGAGATTAGCACCAGAACGATAAAAAGAAAGCCACCTGTATAAGTATTTTATATGGGACTTGGAGGAGTAGGAGATTTATTAAAAACTAGCGCACAGCTGGTTAAAAACAGCCCGGTAGGATCAGTTTTAGAGACCCCGGGATCTGCTGGTGTTGAATTATTCGGTACAAATGTACCTCTATGGCCGTTAATTAATTACCGTGATCATTTCCTTCGATTGCTAGAGACATGGAGCGGTAGCATACCATTACAGTTTCAATGGCTAGTTATGATAGAACGTTTCCCTACTGCCCTTTACTCTGACTTATTACAGCAATTAGAACCCGGGAGAGACGGGGAGAAGAAGGGATGGAATATAAAGAAAAACGTTACAACGACGACCAGTTATGCGAATCAGAAAATCGCCGGTTGTATATTTGCTCAAGGTCTGAATATCCCCGGAGAACAAATGTCCGGACTAGATTATGTCCAACCGGAAGGTGGAGCTAAACGTGGATTCGTTGGAGGCCTTAAAGGTGGAGACCGAGCGCCATTTTCACCCTTAACTATGGAATTTTTAGAGACAAATACTTCATTCGCTGACTTTGTCATACGACCGTGGATAATATTAGGATCTCACTTAGGTTTAGTAGCCCGGCCTTCGGATAATGATGCAGAAGGAATTCTCGATCCACAGAATGTCAAGACCAATATAACTGTTATACAGTTAGCAAAGACATATCAAAAAAGATCTACTGTCCCTAGAAAAACATGGAGGTTTTATGATTGTGTACCCATGCAGATTAATGATAATAATCTACCGTATGACGGTAATGAAGTAAAGAGATACGATGTACAGTGGAGGTTTTCAGATTATTCGGTTGAAGGCATGCCGTTTATACCTATTGAAGAGATTATTAAAGGTTTTGGTACTGGTCAATTACTTAATATCATGAACGGTGCTACACAGCTAGGGGTACTCGGTAACAAGAAGCAGGCTTCCGCTAGCGACTCAATTGCAGCAGCAAGACGCGGGGCCAAGAACACCGCCTAGCCTTTATTTCTATAAATCTCAATATAAGTAATACATGTAATGGAGGTTGATGATTTTTTAATTAGTGTATATATTCCTAGTTTGCGAAAACATGTTCCTTTTCGACAATTGACGAATAAAGTATATAAAAACATACTAAAATATATTGAATCTAATGATGAAGAGCGATTAGGGCAGTATTTTTATAATATAATTGAGAAATTAGGTGAAACTCGCCCGGATGGTCTTAATAAAATTGATGTTTTTTGTATTCTGCTAACACTCCGGATTGTTTGTATAGGCCCGGCGATTGATTTACAATTTACATGTCCTAAGACGAAGAAAAAATACAAAACATCCATTGAATTGAACAATATATTGCAAAACTTCACCGATATTGGCGAATCCACCGGAAGCAGTCTTAAATTAAATGATGATATCTCTCTAGACGTAGGTATTCCAGAAAATCTATACACAGATGACGATGACCTAGTCGATACAATGACATACTGTATTAACAATATATGTATACAAGGCACCGATCATAATTTAGGTGACTTAGCGTATGATGAAAGGAGAGATATAATAAATTGTCTTCCCGGGGAGGTTTTTAATTATATTGTTAAATATTCGAACAATTTACAAGAGAAATTTAATGAGTCAGTCATTTTAGTCGAAAAAAGCCCGCATTATGACGGCTCAGCATCACAGGAACATAGACTCGGTCTGTATAATAATAGCATGTTTAATTTTATTCGAATGGTGTTCAGTGATCGGTTGATAGGTTATTACGAAATGCTATATTCATTAAGCTCAAACGTACATCTCTCACCAGAATATATCGAATCTCTTACACCTGCTGAAGCTGGTATTTTTCTGACTACCCGTCGTAAAGAACTAGCGGAACAAGAACGACAACAAAAAGAAGCTGATAGTCGAAATACCGGACCGACTCTTCCTGATAGATTTAGTGGTGCAGTGGATAATCTATAACATCCGGTTTAAATAAGTACATGTCAGACTATAAATCTATACTTCAAGATCTAGAAGCGCTAAATGTTTCCAAAGCATTCCCGGTTTTTATACCTACACATCAGCGAGAAGTGCAGTTCTTACCATTAACAGTCAAGCAACAAAAAAATATTATTAAAGGTTCACTAGATGCGTCTACATCCAATGCTGCATTTAATAAAATAACAAATGATATTATTGCAGAGAACTCAGTAGAGGATCTAGAATATTTAATTATCGATAAGGTCAGTATTTTAACAGGCTTCCGGTTACAGTGTCTAGGTTCAGATATACGGATTGAAGATCCTAAAGACGATTCAATAGGTTATGATATTAATTTACAGGACCACTATGAGACGTTTAAGCAGCATGCTGTTACCCCGGATTTATTGGCAAGAGATATTACACATGAAAATATATCTGCACATATTCGAGTACCGGACCTAAATACCGACAGCAAATTTACTGATGATACAAAGAAATCCTTAGAATTTACAGCAGATGATTTAACCGAAACTATAGGAAAATTATATGTTTTCGAACTCGCGAAATTCTTAGGATCGATCACTGTTGGTGACCGAATGATTGATTTAAAAACTCTATCCGCTCCGGAATCCATTTCCGTTATTGAATCGCTACCTCTATCTGTTAGTAATGATATTGTAAAGTTTATTGAATCAATCCGGGAATTTGAGCAGAAATACAACACAGTTGTAATAGATGAGAAAGAACTAGAACTCCCTATCGATGCGACCTTCTTTAACAGCCCATGAATAAGTATTTTTATACATGGACGAGGAAAACCAACATAAATTACAAGAAATTGTCAATGAGCTCAGGGAAATCAGAAAAGATAACCAAGAGCAGCGCAGCGCTCCAGTAGATGACCAAATGAAGCGGATGGGTGGCCCGTCCGAGAAAGAGGAGGAAACTGCTCAGAATATTGATGATAAGCTATCGATGTTTCCGAAATGGCTTCAATCTGCGCTGAATAAAAATAGAAAAGACGAAGCCGCCGATCGGAAAAAAGAAAAAGGCCCTAGAAAAGTAAAAGATAAGGATGAGAAAGACCCCTTAGGTTTTCTCAAGGATTCTTTTCCAAAACTGTTTGATAAGCTAGATATGTTAAGTGGGGATAAGAAGAAAGGTAAAAAGGATGCTGATGGTAAAAGCTGGCTGAGTAAATTATTAGGCCCTGGAGCAATGTTGCTCATTTCTGGATTAGCAGCTTTGGTTGCTGCATTCTCTGGTTTTGGTGGCCCGTGGAAAGGTTTACTCGAATCGTTTGGTAAATGGGGAACTATGGGAGGCCTCAAATTAATAGGAAACACATTTAAGAAGATGCTAGGGTCGATGGGGAAATTCTTAGCAAAATTTTTAAGACGTATTCCAATAGTTGGTGGTTTAGTTAGTTTTGGATTCGCAGCGAAAGCTTTCGCAAATGAGGATTATCTAGGAGGGGTTCTAGATATTGTTAGCGGTGTTCTAAACTTACTTCCCTTTGGATTTACACAAGTATTGTCATTCGGTGTAGATATGTTTAATGCTTGGTTGGATTATAAAAACCAACCGGATGAGAGCGGCAAAAAACCGGGGAAATTGAATATTATTAAAGAGATGTGCGCCCCAATCTGGGATTTTATAAAACCGTATGCACATAATATACCTATAATAGGAACGTTCATGTATGCTAGTGAAGCCAAGGACGCATTTAAAGGTGGAGAGATCGGTAAAGGTATATGGAAAATGTTCGGCGCCTTTTCATCACTAATACCGTTTATTGGACCAATGCTGCATCAAGGTGCTAGTGCATTACTTGGGTTTACAGACGAAGATTTCGAAGCCGCGAAAGAAGGTAAACCATCTAAAGGCATATCTATGACTAAGATGATGAAAGAGTGGGCAATTCAAAAACTAGCGAAAGGATGGAAGAAGATGCCATGGTGGGTACAAAAACCTCTCCGTGCTGTGATGCCGGATGCTGTACTCAAGATGCTTGACTCCGGAGCAATAATAAAGAACCAACCGGAATCTTCTTCCGAGACTGAATCTTTAGAATCAGCGAAAAGAACCAAGGAAGGTGATGATAAAGGACCTAAGCGATCTAAGGTTTTGAATAAGTCTGATCATGATCTTCGGCAGATGACCACTAACGATTTACGAAATTTAAGAGATGAGCACGGGACAGATTGGTCGTCACAGGATTATGACCGCATACAATCTGTTATTGAGGACCGCGCGAGTGGGAAATCTTACGATAAGCAGAGCCTGGGCCCAGGTGATAAAGAAAATATGTCTTTTAGTGACAAGATGACGTCGACGTATTTAAGTAAATTTAAAGAGTCCGGGTTGATTGACTCATCCGGGAACGCCAACTATTCTGGGCAAATGGCACCTCCAGAGCCAATAAAAATGGCTGAAGGCGGTCTCGTCAAAGGCGGTTCAGGAGTCCGGGATGATGTACCAGCACTTCTCAAAGCTGGGGAATTTGTATCCACAAAAGAAACAGTCTCTACTTTAGGAGCTGAATTTTTTGAAAATCAAAATAGAGCCACTTCCCGGACCGAAGCAGAGAATCAATCTTCATCGAAACAGAGAGATAAATTATCGCGTGATATGTTAGAAGAAATTAAACAAACTAACGAACTACAAAAAACTAGTATCAGACAGCAGCAAGAACTAGCCAAAATACATACCGCGACACTAGAAGCAACTAAAGAGCTGCTCAATAAAGAAGCTGCTACAATAATGAACTCGAATACCAGCACCAATGTTAACATGAGTAGTGGTGGTTCAATCAGATCCGCACGAGATATGTCCGGCCTACCTGGGAGGCATCGGTAGAAACTAGCCTAGGTGTATAAATAATTACATGAAGTATAAACATTTATGGGCATTCAAGCCAGAGGAAAGAAAAACCCCCTTGGTTCAGGATAATCCTGATGATGTTCACATGTCCGGATATTGCGCTGCACCGACTCTATATCCTGCAGGCCAAGCCGGTAAAAAGGTCTCTGCAGAAACCCCACTAGAAACACAAATAGTGGATGTTGTAAATGATTTTCCATGGACTCGTAGCCCTCGTGAAGCTCGACTAGATGTACCTCAGCTTATTATGACTGAGCATAAAATAAGAGTTAATCCTATGGTTAATAAAATCGCCAATAATTTAGCAGTCGCTCACGAAAAAGTCGGCCGATTTGCAAAACGTCTCAGAGGTAACGAGAAGGATGGTATAATTGGAACAGTCTTAGGAGGTGTTAATAATGCTAGCTCGGCGGTAAGTACCTGGGTGGAAGAATCCGGAGATGCTGGGAAGAGAATCATCGCTGCGAAAGACTTTTTAGTAGCAAACGGAGACGGTAGTGTTATGTCTAGTATTAATAATCTATATGTAACTGATCCGACGCATTTTAAGTATAAATTACCATATCTTTCATCTAAAGCAACCGCCAGGTCAAATCAGTTTATAGATGGCAAGGGTTCGACTCCTCAGCCAATGTTACATCAAGCACTAGATGATTATTCAACGTGGATCGCGAATGCCGCGACTTCAGTTAATATATTAGAACCAGGAACATATATAGATAATCCGAAGATGTATGATTATGGAAGCCGTGATCAGAAGGCATACTCAGTCTCCATTCCGTTACTCAATACATCAAATAATTTTCAAGATGTTATATCAAACTGGCAGTTGATATTTATGCTCGTATATCAAAACACACCAAACCGGATTACTCGAGATTTAATCGATCCTCCCCGGATATACGAAGCTAGAATCAAAGGTTTATGGTATTCTAGGTGGTCATATATACAGAATTTAAGTGTAGATTTCGTTGGTCCTACCAGACGAATGACGTTACCCATTCCTATTATTACAGAAAATGATTCCGGAGATACACAGATGGAACTCTTTATGGCTCAGACTGTGATACCAGACGCATATCAATTAAATTTAACACTACAAGAAATAATTCCGGAGTCACAAAACTCCTTATATGCAAATATGCATGAACACCCTAGTAAAGTGACTGTTACAAAAGACTTTTCTCAAATTCAAGACAAACAATCTCCGGATGACGTGGTTCCACCAACCGGTAAAACTCCGGAACCGGATCCGAATAGTGGTTTAGGTAAATTAAAAAAGGTCGCCGGTACAGCATTGCAAGTGGCCGGTGTGGCGGCAGCTGCGGTCG